AGGGTATGGCTGTTGTTCAATTGGCGTCACAGGATGACGTTGAGTCGTCCTTCGGTCGTGTCCTCACCTCCGAGGAGGCGCGGCGGGTCGATGCGATCCTCGACAAGCTCTCGGAACTGTTCAGGCGGGAGTCTGGTCAGCGGTTCACGGTGGGTTCGTCCACGGTGCGGCTGAAGGTGAATGGCGGCAGGGTGTATTTGCCGCAGGTGCCGCTTGTGGAGGTTGTATCAGTCGTTGACGATGACGCCGTGGCGGTGGAGTACACCGTTGCGGGTTCGTGGCTGACGGTTGATATGGCGTCGAATGAGTTCGTCACTGTGGAGTACGAACACGGCGCTGCTAAGGCGCCGGATCTTGTGCGTCTGGCGGTTGCTGACGCGGCTCGTCAGGTGCTTTCTGTCGATCCCATCGCGGCGACTGGTGTGTCTCAGCGTGGCGTGACTACGGGGCCGTTCTCGGACCAGTACACCTATGCGGGGTGGGCGCAGGGCGGTTCGACCCGGCTTTCACCGGATGACGTTGCTCTTGCTCGCTCTTACCGGGTGAAGGTTCCGACCGTCTGGGTGCAGTCGCCGTGAGGACGGTCTCTGAGTACGTCGACCACGCTGCATTCGAGGCTGGATCTGAGGATTCGCACGGCAACCCGGTGGAGGCGTGGGCTACTGCGACTTCGGTGGGCGTGTATGCGTTCGATCCCGGGGCAACCTCGGAGCCGCGCGACCCGGGACGCGACCGGGTGGACACGTCCCCCACTGTCTACCTTCCGTCGACTGTCGTCTTCGGTGCGCGCGATCGGGTGACAGCTCGAGGCGTGCTGTACGAGGTGGAGGGCGTCACCCGTCAGTTCATTCACCCCACTGATGCTGACCGTGCCGCGAACGTGGCGACACTGCGGGCGGTGATCGGGTGAACGTCAAGTGGAAGTTCCACGTCATCAAGGGCTACTGGGAGTTCCAGCGTCAGGCCGCTGTTGGTGAGGCACTGCTGGCCCGTGGTGAGGCTATCTCCGCCGCTGCGGGTGACGGTGTGGAGGCGGAACTTACACCGCGTCAGGCGGGCCGTCGCGGGACACCGGTTGTCCGGGTTCGGACGGTCACGAACGAGGCGCGTGAAGCTGAGGCGCAGTCGCGCACGTTGACACGAGCTCTGGATGCGGGGCGGCAGTAATGGAAGCGATCAAGTTTCCCGATGTTGAGGCTCTGCTGGTCGAGTACCTGAACGGTGTGCTAGCCGAACCGGTGCACACGAAGGTTCCTTCTCCTCGTCCCGCGACGTTCGTTCGCATCGTCCGCACGGGCGGGTTCACCACGGGACTCGTCACTGATGAAGCACTCATCACGTATGAGGCGTGGGCGTCGACCGAGCCGGCCGCGCAGGATCTCGCGCAGCGCGTCCGCGCATACCTCCGCGCTGTCGATGTTGTCGACGGTGTGCAGTTCTACGGGCCTATCAATCCGACTGGCCCGGTCAATCTTCCTGACCCTGCTACTCAGCAGGCCAGGTATACGGGCCTGGTGTCCGTTGGGGTTCGCGGCACCGCCATCTAGAACCCATCCCCTAAAAGGTGACGGCGATTCATCCATAAGGGAGTTGATATGCCTACTGCTGCAAACGTGCGCGTTGGCAAGCCGAAGTCTACGGGTGGCGTGTACGCGGGTGCGCTTGCGGCTGTCGCCCCGGATGACGCTGCCACCGCGCTTGATGTCGGTTTCGCATCGCTTGGGTACGTCTCGGAAGAGGGCGTCACCCAGACGAAGGGGATCGAGACGGAGACGATGGTCGCCTGGGGTGGTGACGAGGTGCGGGTGATGAAGACTTCCGACGCGCTCTCGTACTCGCTGACGCTCATCGAAACGTCCGCCGCGGTTCTCGGTGAGTATTTCGGTGCCGACAACGTGGCGACGGCTCTGGGTGTCACGACGGTCTCGGTCAACGGCACCGAACTGCCGCGACGGTCTTACGTCTTCGAGCTTCTCGACGGGGACTCCGCGATCCGCATCTACCTTCCGGTGGCGCAGATCACGAACACCGACGACATCTCGTTCGTGGACGGTGAGCCCATCGGGTTCCCGATCACCATCTCGGCCTACCCCGACGAGGCCGGCAACAAGGCGTACTGGTTCCTCGAGGACGTGGGCGCCTAACCAAGACATGGGGTGGGTGGAGAACTTCGCCGTCACGCCACCCACCCCAGCAGTACCTGAAGTGACGGCAGAAAAGGTGACGGCTCATGGTGTATCAGGTTCCCCCTTCGAATGCGTCGAAGGATCAGAACAAGTTCAAGTTCGAGGTTGATGGCGTGGAGCACGTCATCCCCAAGCTGAAGTTCCTTCCCGTGGGGACCGCTGAGAAGCTGGCAGACCCGGAGGTTTCGGAGTCTGTGAAGATGCTTCTCCCCTTCCCCGAGGGTCCGGTCCGGGATGCGGTTCGCACCCTTGACAGCGAGCAGTTCCAGGGACTCGTCCAGGCGTACCGCGACGATTCCGGCATCAGCGTGGGGGAATCCTCGGCCTCCTAGAGTTCGTTCGCGAGTTCGAGGAGGCCGTCGAGTTTCATCTGATCGTCCTCGGGCTGCGGCTGGAATGGCTCGGTTCCGAGGCGCTGTCGTGGCGTGACCTGTTGCTCATCGCGAAGTTCGCAGACCCGACGTCGGTTCTGTTTCGTGCCGTTCATGGGCATGTGTGGACCGACACGGAACAACTGCTGGCGATCGTGGCCGACAGTGTGCGCGCGGCGAACTGGCAACGCGCGGGCGGCAAGGGCGGCAAGCCCAAGCCGCTTCCTCGCCCGAAGCCGAAGGTGCAGGCGCGCAAGTTGACCCCCGATGAGATCCGTGACCTCGGGCGCGGCGTGGCACGTACCGGATCTATGGGTACGGCCCGCGATATGTCCGATGTGAAGTCTTGGTTGGAGGCTAAGAATGGCCGCAGGCGTTGAGCTCGCAACAGCGTATTTCAGCCTCGTCCCTTCGATGGACGGGGTGGCTGGCGCTACGAAGCAGGGTTTCGGTGACAGCCAGATCGACAAGACTGCCGAGGACGCTGGTAAGCGCACGGGTGGGCGGTTCACTGCCGGCGCGAGGGTAGCGATCACTGCGGGCGCGGCTGTGCTGTCGGCTGGCATCGTCAAGGTGTTTCAGACGGGCATGGATGAGTTGAAGTTCGGTGAGCAGATCAGTGCTCAGACGGATCAGCTCATCGCTAACACGAACGTAGCGTTCTCTACCTCCTGGGTTGAGGATTACACCCTCGCGCTGTCTGAGGTGTCTGGCATCTCTGAGGAGGCGTTGCAGGAGGCGGGTAACAGTGTCCTGAAGTTCGGTGATGTGAGCCAGGGCAACTTCGAGCGCGCCGTGGACGCGATCAACAACATGGGCGCGGCTGGCAAGGATGTTAAGGGTGTTGGTGAGGCGCTGGGTAAGGCTCTCGCTGAGCCGGCCGAGGCTGCGGGGCTCCTGAAGCGTGCCGGGGTGATCCTCGATGACGAGCAGCAGAAACTCATTGACAGTTTCACTGCAGTTGGGGACAAGGCCGGCGCTCAGGCGGTCATTCTCGATTCGCTCGAGAGCACGTATGGCGGGATGGCTGAGGCGACCGGCGCAACGCTGACCGGCAACCTCAACAAGCTCGGCAACGCATGGGAGAACACGGCCGCGATCGCTGTCGAAGCACTCATGCCCGCGATCATGGGCATTGTTGACGTTCTCGGCGTCGTGTTCACGTGGATTCAGGACAACGAAGGCATCATGCCGCTCCTCGCGGTAGGGGTGGGGATTCTCGCGGCGGCTTTCATCGCGCTCAGTGTTGCGATGTGGGCGGCGTCGGTGACCCCCATCGGGTTGGCTATCGCCGGCATCGTGATTGCCATTGGTCTACTCATCGCGGGCATCGTCGCGCTGGTCACGAACTGGGACACGGTGGTGAAGTTCATCTCCGACATCTGGGGCGGCTTCCTGGATTGGGTGGCTTCGGTAACCGAGGGGTTCGTCTCCTGGTGGAACGACGTTTGGGAGGGCTTCGGATCGTTCCTCGCTGACATCTGGCGGAACATCGTCGTGGGCATCGAGACGGCGCTTGGTTTCTTGAGCGCCATCATCGGCAAGGTGCTGGAGACGATCACCGGCGTGTGGGAGTCGATGTGGCAGGGGATGGTTGACTTCCTCGGCACTGTGTTCGCTGGCATTGTCGGGGTGGCGAAGGCCCCCATCAACGGGATCATTGCGCTCATCAACGGTGCGATCGAGGCGTTGAACGAACTCAGTGTGACGATTCCTGACTGGGTGCCTGTCATTGGCGGTCAGACGTGGGGGTTGAACCTCCCGAAGATCCCGATGCTGGCTGAGGGTGGCACGATTCTGCGTTCCGGGTCGGTGATCGTCGGGGAGAACGGCCCTGAGCTCCTGCGTCTCCCGCGGGGGGCTTCGGTGGACCCGGACATCAGCGGCGCCGGCACTGGCGCTGGCATCGAGATCACGCAGAACATCTACCCCGCTGAGGGGATGAGCGAAAGCCAGATCGCCCGTATTGCTGCGGAGCGGTTGGCGTTTGCGGCTAGGGGCAACGGGTGAACGTGACAGTCGGCGGTCTCACGTTTGTATCCGAAGATGGCAGTGCTCCGACCTACGCGATAGATAAGGACGGTCTCAAGGGCTGGTTTGAGGGCGTGGAGATGCGTCGCGAGATCATCGCCCGCCCGAACGGCGACGGTGATTTTCCCACGCCTGGGCATCTCGGGCCTCGGCTCATCACCCTGTCGGGTGTCATCACGGCAGGCGATGATGCGGCGTTCGAGGTTGCGATGAAGGCGCTCGAGGATCTGCTTGCTGACGGCAGCATGGGCACGTTCTCAGTGGAGCAGGCGACGGGGACATACACGGCAGAGGTTGGCCGGGTTGGTTCCCCGGAAATCATCATCGAGAAGTACGGGGTCTGGGCGCGCTACCGGCTCGAGTTCTGGGCGCCTGATCCGACGAAGGAGCTTGTTCCGTGACGTGGTCCTTCAACATCTACAACACGCAGAGTGGTGCGCATGTGTTGACGCTCCCTGAGCCGAGTGCGGGGGAGTGGAATACGCGCCTGTCTGGTAAGGGTCGCGGCCGGCATGCGTTCCCGTTGTATGGGGCAGGGGTTTCGCGGGCTGATATTCGGGAGTTCACCACCGGCAACAAGTACACGATCACTCAGGAGTGGGGCACTCATGTTGTGTATGCGGGTGTGATTCAGCGTCCGACGTACACGAAGAAGACGCGGACGCTTGAGGTGGCGTCGGGTGAGTTGCGGGGTGCGTATCTGAATGATCGCATGTTGTTTGGTGTTGACGCGTATCTCCCGAACGATCCGATCTTGACGGTTACCGGTCGGTCTCACTCGGGTGCTGCGCGGGCAGTCCTTGGGCTTGCAACGTCCACGCCTGGGTTCGCGCTGCCTATTGACCTTCCTGCTGACGGTGCGGGCGGGTTCTCGGCTAACTGGCTGCACAGCGAACGGTTGAAGGTTGAGGATCATCTTCAGCAGGTTGAGGATGACGGGTGCGAGATTTACCTGCGCCCGTACAAGTCGGGTTCGGCGCTGCGGTTTGAGACGGTCGTGGGGTCGCCTGGGGTTGAGATTGGTTCCTCGACCGCGGTTGATCTGGCTGGGGACGACAGCCCGGTTCTGGATCTTCAGGTTTACACCGACTATGTGAAGCAGATGACGGGTGTGCTCGCGTTTGGTACGGGCGGTTCGTCGGCACCGACAGCGTACGCACCTTTGTCGGGGTATCCGGGTGGGATTGGTATTCGTGACACGTGGATGACGTTCAGCGACATCTCTGACGCGACCCGGCTACAGGACGCGGCGAACAACACGTATGCGTTCCTCCATGTTCCTACCGAGGTGATGTCGTTCGGGTTGCATGTGTACCCGGGTGGGCCTGCGTTCGCTGCACCTGGACGGTTGCTTGAAGTTACGTCCACGGGTGATGAGTACATCCTTGACGGGCCGTACACGAAGCGTGTTGTCGGGTTGCGTGGCGACCTTGGTTTGACTGTGACACCGGAGGTTCAGGATGCCAGTTGATGACCCGTCTGATCTGAATTCTGGGGACCGGACACTGCGGAAACGGGTTGAGCGGCTGGAGGCTGGCACTGGCGGTAGCGGCGGTGGGGACAGTTCCCATGCGGGTGCGGGGACTAACAGCATTGTGCTGGGGCTGGAGGCTACGTCTTCCGGTACCCGTTCGGTTGCGCTGGGTGTGATTGCGGATGCTTCCGGGTATGCGGCTGTTTCGGTGGGTGATGGGTCTGAGGCGTCTGCTGATTATGCGGTTGCGGCTGGGCAGGGTGCGACTGCTTCGGGTGCGCGGGGTGTTGCGGTTGGTAAGTCGTCGCAGGCGCTGGCGTTTGGGAGTGTGGGTGTTGGTACTGGTGCGTATGCGCCGGCTGAGAATGCTGCGGCGTTGGGTTCCAGCACTTCGGCGGAACATGAACGTAGCACTGCGGTTGGTTATGGTTCGGACACGACCGCCGACGACCAGGTGATGTTGGGTTCCGCTTCGCACACGGTGGTGGTTCCGGGGACGTTCTCGAACCCGTCTGCTCGCCGTTTGAAGCGGAACATCGTCCCGGCGCCGTGTCTGCGGTCGATCTTCCCCACCCAGTACGAGTGGGAGTACATCGCTGACGAGAAGCATCGGCGTCACGTGGGGCCTATCGCTGACGATCTGCTCGGTACTGACGCGGAACGGTTTCTGACGTTCGAAGATGACGGGGCTGTGGCGGGGATCGACAAGCTCGGCCTGTATGGCGCGCAGATATCGGTGCTGCATCAGGAGAACAACGACCTGAAGGCGCGGCTCACCGTGCTCGAGAACTTGATTGAGGGGCTGACGAATGGCTGAGCTGGCTCAACTGCCGGGGGTGCTGGATCTGCGCATCTACCGGGGTGATGACTCGAACTTTCAGGTGACGATGACGGATACGGAGTCTGGTGATCCTTTGGTGTTGCCGACGACGGGGTGGCGGGCGCAGGTGCGCCTCGACACTGCCGTTACTAGCGAGGTTCTGTTCTCGTTGACGGTGGACGCGTCGGATGCTGCGACGGGGGTTGTCGGCCTGTCGGTTGTGGGTAGTGATACGGCGGAGCTTGAGGGGCCGGTGTTCTGGGATTTGGAGAACACGGACCTGGACCGCACGTACCTGGCGGGGAAGATTCGCCTGTCGGGGCAGGTGAGCCGCGATGAGTGACATCACTGTTGCGGTCACTGCTCAGCCCGCGATCAGCATTGAGGTGACGAACGCGGGCGCTACTGGGCCGGAGGGTCCGGAGGGGCCTGTCGCAGTCTCGGCTGATGACGGAAACATCGCGATCCTTGGTTCCGATGACCTGATCTTTGTTCCGGAGTCGGGTGGGGGCGGGGCGGTTGATTCCGTCGCCGGCAAGACCGGTGTTGTCGTTCTTGAGAAGGCTGATGTTGGTCTCAGCAATGTGGACAACACGGCGGATGCGGACAAGCCTGTCAGCACGGCTACGGCGACCGCTCTGGCCGGGAAGTCGGCTACGGGTCACACGCACGCGCAGGGTGACGTTACGGGGCTTACAGCGGCGCTGGCGGGGAAGTCCGACGTTGGGCACACGCATGCACAGTCTGATGTGACAGGTCTGGCCGCGGCGCTGTCCGGGAAGTCGGACACGGGTCACACGCACACGGCGTCGCAGGTGACGGACTTCAACACGGCCGCGGACGCGCGTGTCGCGGCGGGCATCATCGTTGCGGGTACGGCGAACAACCCGCACACCACACAGGGCGCCGCGCGTAACAGTTCCCTCCCGAAGAACTTCTGGCAATACTCGGGTACCGAGGGTGTAGACGACCCGGACAACTGGGTTGCCGGCGACGAATGGATCTCGGCATGACTGAGGCAGTCCCTTCGATCCGTGAATACGCCGGGGTGGTGGCAGACGCCACGCTGACAGTCTCGCTGGCCGCGGTTCCGGTGCTCGTCGATGACTACATACTCGCGTGCATCATGCACAGAAGTGCGCTAACCATTCCTAGCGGGTGGACGCAAGTCGACACTGCGGGTCCGGTGGTCGGGGACGCGACATCGCAGCGGGTAACCATTCTTGCCTACCATGCGGGTTCTGCGGAGTCGGTGACGCCGCAGTTCACGCAGGCTTCCTCCGGCCGTATGTCTGCTGCGGTGTTCCGTGCGCGAAACGTTGTGGGCTTGACTACACGTTCCGACTTGCGTGTTGCCGTGGCTTCTACCTTGCCGAACACTCACGTCTCCGCCGCGAAGGGGACAGCGCGGACGCTGGTGTGGGCCGTGGCGTCCACCATTTACGCGGCGAGCTCGGCCCAGTGGACGTGCTCAGCGTCGTCCTTGAGCCCCACCATTGCTGGCGCAACATCGTCGAACGCTCCTCGGTTGGGGGCGTTCTACGACTCGGATGAATCGACGACAGCTCGGACGTTCACCCCGGCTACAGCGTCGCCTGTGGCGTCCTACCTTCAAGTAGTTGCGGTGGAGATCGAGGGGTTGTCCACGGGGGCGGGTGTCACCCCGAAGCGGTTCTTGAACGTCGGGGGCGCTGCCGAGCCGATCCAGTAACCGCTGTGTATCACTGGTGGATACGTAACCTCTTGCATAACGTATCCACCAGTGACACAGTAAAGGGCATGACAATGAACACCACCACCCACCCCAACCCGGTCGGCGCACTCCACCTCGACGACGACACCGAATGCGCCCACGACGGCACATGCGGTCGCAGCGTCTACTGGGTCGGCGGGGCACCCCTCCACGATTTCCCTACACTGGCCGAGTGACCAGGCCCCCCGGGTACGTCCTCCCGAAACATCAGAAGGTCATCCACCGTGCACAACAGGCACAGGAGACCGCTGACCGGGCGTTCCGGGACGCGATTCGTGCAGCCCACCATGATGGTGCGTCGATCCGTGAGTTGGCGAAGACGGCCGGGGTAGCCCCCAACACGATCCGCCGCATACTCGACGCCTAACCCCGTCCAACCCTCAAGCCTCCGCATGTCGGGGGCTTTTCTCATGCCCGGAGGTACCTTATGGGCGGTCTAGCACCAGCACGGATCTACGTCCGACCCGTCCCCGACTACCCCGACGACAAGTGGCGTTCAACATTCCGGGCACACACTCGCCGCAACCCGCCCAGCCGTGAACCGGGCGTGGACTACTACTGCCCCATCGGCACCGTCCTCGTCTCCATCGGTGACGGGTACGTATCCGAGGTTGGCGGCGGCATCGGCCCCGCGACGGGTCGGTATGTGAAGGTCAACCTCGACAACGGGCAAAGCTTCCGGCTCCTGCACCTTGGCCCCCGTCACTCGCTGGTCCCACGCGGTGGGCGGGTCCGGATGGGTCAGCCGCTCGCAATCTCGGGCGCCTCGGGTTACGGCTCCGAATACTTCGGCGCGTCAAGACCCAATGACGCGCAGATGATCCTCAACACGGGCGGGCCGCACACGCACGCGACCCTCTTCCCCACGCACAACTACAACAACTTCGCCGGGCTCCTCGACATGGAGCAGTGGGTCATGGACCCGACGCCCGCGGTCGCCAGTGCGACGCCACTCGAAACGATCAAGGAGGAAGACATGCCCGGCATCCGTGTGCATCACCAAGCCTTCACGAACGGCAACCAGGCCTACGTCGTGGAGACCGAGACGGGTTTCTTCATCCCGCCCCCCGGACACCTCGCCGCGCTCGTAAAGGCGTACCAGATCAGTCTCGACAAGCTGATCGCGGTGAATGAGAACGACTGGGTCGCCGTACAGAACGCGAAGACGTACAACAACTCGGGCTACCCGCAGGCGGTTGGCGTCTCGGAGGCTCAGATCCAGACGTTCGCGACCGCCGCCGCTTCGGCCGTCGCTGCTGTCGTGGAGGGCATCGACTCCGCCCAGATCGTGACAGACATCGAGAACCGGCTTCGCAGCTACTTCGAGGCGATCCCGGATGCCGTCGCCGACGAACAGCACGACCGGCTCGAGTCGTGACCATCGCCACCGCTGCCACAGACCCAGGGCTCTGGGAGTCGGTACCACCCGCGGTATGGGGAACGCTCGGCATCCTCGGCGCCGCACTCCTCACCGCCGCCGGTGCCGTCTTCGGCACGTGGCTGACAAACAGACGCAACGCGAAAGTTGACGCCGGCCAACTGGCACTCACCTACGCCCAAGGTTTGCGGGACGACGTGAAGAAGCTCGAAGACCGTGTGACGACGTTGGAGAACGAACGGAACGCGTACCGCTCCCACGCGCACGTCCTCCACGAGTGGGGCGGGTACGTGGAGAC